AGCTGTGAAACCACGGGTGGGGGAAACGAAATGAGGGGTGGCAACACTCTCAGAGTTACTTAGCGATCTCTATCGGCGGTTCGGCTACGCCAGTAGCCCAGCCTCTGAGATTTCCACACGCTACACCGCCCTGCTCAACGAAACGCAGGCGGAGATCCTGTCACGGCCGGGCCTTGCGTCCTTGCTGCACGGCTCGCTCACGTTCGCGTCGGTGGCGGACGTGCCGACCTATGGCATCCCGCAAGCCGTGGCGCGGGTGAAGGCCATCTACGAAACCACCAACGATCAGCGGCTGACGCCGATCTCGCTCGACACGTATCGCTCCGCGTTGCCCGATGCGGCGGCGGTGACGGGGACGCCGTACAACTTCGTCGACCTCGGCTTTCTCGGGGTGGCGAAGCAGCCGAGTGATGCCTCCAGCATCTTCGTGGATTCCACCTCCGCATCGGACACCAACACGGCGTATCTCGAAGGCTACCGCACGGGCGGCTACTTCGTCAGCAAGTCCGTGTCGATGACGGGCACCACAGCGGTGAACATCTCCACCGCGATCACCGACTGGCTGTTCCTCACCAAGTTTTACATCTCCGCCGCAGCGGTGGGGGAAGTCACGCTGCACGAAGACGCCAGCGGCGGCACCGAACTGGCCCGCATTCCGTTGGGCCAAACCAACGCCCGCTATCGCCGGATTGCCCTCGCGCCCACGCCGTCGTCTGCCGTGACCTACACGGTCGACTTCGAGTGGGATCCGCAAAACATGGCGAACGCGATGGACGAACCGATCCTGCCGCCGCGCTTTCATCGCTTGCTCGGTCTGGGCGCGCGGATGAAGGAATACGAGAAGAAGGACGATGACCGCTTCCGTGGCGCGAAGGCGCTGTTCGATGAGGGTATGTCCGATCTGATCTATTTCGTCGCGAGTCAAGCGGTGGGGATGCCGGTGATGGGGAGTGGCGGCACCTCGCGGCCGAGTCAGTTGGGACCGTGGTACCCATCGGGAAGCTGATGCAGAAATCACCAGACCCCATCGTGATCGCGGATCTCCGGGGCGGCCGGAACGATACCGATCCGCCGATGAGCCTCCCGCTCAATCAGGCCACGGAATATCTCAACGGCGACTGGAAAGACACCACCCTAATCCGCAAACGCGGCGGGGCCACGGCGGTGTCGCAAACCGGTGGCACGGCGTTCAGTTCGGGTCTCCAGACCACCGAACGGCACGTGCCGGGGGCCGTGGAAACCGCTGCGGAACTGTGGGGCATCGACGGGGCGGCCACGCCGATCTGGAAACGGCTAACCGGCGGCACCACGTGGGCGGATGTCACCGTCGACGACGCGGTGAGCACCCGCCCGCAGGACATCGTGGGCGCGGCGCTGAACGGGAAACGGTTCTTTGCGTACGACTCGAGCGTGGATCGGTTGCACGTCTACGACCCGAACTTGTCCAGCCCACGTGTGCGGCGCGTGGGCTTTGCGACACCAGGGGCGCCCTCGGTGGCGAATACCGGCAGTGGCGGGTCGTATGCCGCCGCGCTCGGCTACTGGCGGGTCCGCTGGCTGCAGATCACCGGCAGCACGATCACCCGCCGATCGGAACCGAGTACCGGCACCTCGTTCACGCCATCCGGCTCGAATGATGGCGTGGTCGTCACGCGCCCGACCGCCGCGAGTGAAGGCGAGACCCACTGGGAAGTGGAAGTCTCCGCGGATAACGCGGTCTGGTATCAGGTCTACGCCTTCGAGAATGCTGGCGCGCAGCCCATCGTCATCGCCACGACCACGGCCACGATCACCGCCACTGTGGCGGCGATCATCGCGGTGGGGTTGATTCCACCCATCGCGGGGATGCACAGTCGGTTCCCCTCGGTGAAGTTCCTGATGACCGATGGCAACCGCTTGCTTGGCGGGGGCGCGTGGGAAACCAGCGGCGCGGATAGTAGCGGGAAGCAGTCGCGCATCTGGCACACGCCGGTCTTGGGCGCCGCCGACAAAGGCGACGACGAGCGCGTGGAAAACACGACGGCTCGCAAGGGCTGGACGGACCTCAACGAGAACGACGGCGGCGGGTTTACCGGCTGCGGCGGGCCGCTCTCGGGGATTCCCGTCTGGTTCAAGTATCGGCAAGTGTGGAAGCTGCAACCGACCGGGGACGCCGCGAACCCCTATATCCCGCGCAAGATGCGCGATGACATTGGCTGTATCGCACACAAAACGATTGCCATTGGTCAAGACCAACGCGGACGAGCGGCGCTGTACTTCCTCTCGCATCGGGGACCGTATCGCGTCACACAGGACGGGGACATTGAATACCTCGGCCGCGACAACGAAGTGACCTGGCGCGGGATGAATCTCGCAGCGTCAACCGTCGTCGCGCATTCCACGTACTACCCGGACCTCCACCAGTGGTGGCTGTGGATTGCGACCGGCTCGAGTAATGACCCGGACGTGAAGATGGTCTTTGATGTCCAGAATGGCTTTGAAGACGAGCATAACCAGATTCGCGGGGGCTGGGCCAAGCACACCGGGGACTCTGCGGGCGCGCGGTGTTCCTGTTTGTTTTCCAACACGATTGCGGCGTCGATGTCGCGGGATCTGAAGCCCCACATTGGGCGCAGTTCGGGCACGGTCATCGGCAAATGCGACACGGCAGATCTCGATGACTTCGGCACGGACTTCCAAGCGTACGCCACCTCACGGCCGCTGCTGACGACGAAGGACTTGCTCCATAAGGTGCTGATGCAGGAACCGATCGTGATCGGCAAAGCGTTGGCGGGGAGCGATGTCTCGGTCACGCTCACCCGAGACTTTGGGAAAGAAACACGGAGCCAGAGCATCAGCCTCGCACCAGCCGCGAGTGAAACCCGCGTGGTGCAGAAAGTCGCCGCACTCGAGATGGGCGAAGCGGACGCCCTCCAGATCACCGTGGGCGACAGTGCCGCGAACGAAGAAACATGGTTGGTTGATGCGGTGATCGTGCCGGTAGCGTTGAAGGAGCGGAAATAGATGCCGCTCCTACTCCCGCTGAATTACGAAGGGTTGGACCCGAAACTGCGGAGCGTGATCGAAGACCTCACCGCCCGTGTGCAAGCGTGGGCGGGGCAAGTGGACGGCGTCAACGCGGCGGAACGCTTGAATCAACTCACCGAGGGCGTGTCGAACTTGCCCACGGTGCGGACGGGCATGGTGCAGGCCTTCGCGGGACCGTCCACGGCGATCCCGGCCGGGTATCTGCTGTGCGACGGCGCGGCGGTGAGCCGGACCACCTACGCCAATTTGTTTGCGGTGCTCGGCGCGACATGGGGCGCGGGCAACGGCACCACCACGTTCAACCTACCCGATGGACGTGGGCGCAGCTTCTACGGCAAGGCGACGAGTGGGACCGGGTCCACGCTCGGCGGCACGTTTGGCGCCATCGACCACACCCACACCGGACCGAGCCATACGCATACAGTGAGCGGATCGACGGCGGATGAAAGCGCGCACACGCACGATGAAGGTTCGCTCGGGGCCACGGCCCACACCGGGTTCTACACCGTCTCGGCGGATGCGAACGGCGGCGGCGCGACAGTGTCGGTGAGCGCCAGCGGGCACACACACCCGGTCACGGGCGATACCGGGACGGGCACCGCGCACAGCCACGGGGCGGGCACGCTCGCGGCGGCGGCGTGTGGCACGGGCGCGACGGGCACTGCGAACCCCCCAGGGTTTGTCGGCAACTGGATTATTAAGACGTAGCGAGGGCACGGATGGCTGACGATTTCTACAACGACGAAGACGCCTACCAGCAACGGGTGCTCCGCGAATTGGAGCCGAGCGCGAACCCAACCGGCGGGATTGCCGGACCGCTGGACACGGGGTTCCCCTCGCCGGCAGCCCCAGCCGCACCCAAGGGCACGTACGACATGGACAAGTTCGTGACGGGGTGGCGCGACGATGCGCGATTCGGCCCGAGCGAGCAGGGCTTCCGCGACTATCTCGCGCAGTCCCCGTATGGCGCTGGGGTGCAGTACAGCGGCGGAGATTCCTTCACCGCGCCCACGGGTCGCGTCCACGACATCATGGGCGACTACAAGAGCGGGACGCCGACGAAGCGCACCGGCTACACGACCGATGCGCGCTACGCGGCCGTGACCGGCTCCAAG